CGCTTATAGAAACCTGGTCCTAAACCAGCGTGTTGCACGGGAAGCGCCGTTTATCTCTCAAAGGGTTTGGAATGAAAACGCGTTGCCTCCAAGGGTGGAGGATTTCGCGGAAGGCGCAGTGATGGGCCTCGACCTGTCAAGGAGGGTGGATCTTACAGCAGCAGTTATTATCGGCAAGGGTGATGACGGATGCTGGTCAGTGGCGTGTCAATTCTTCGCGCCAAAGGAGGGTGTTGCTGAAAGGTCGATAAGTGACCGCGTTCCCTATGACCTGTGGGCAGAGCAGGGGCATTTGACTCTGACGCCAGGGCGGACTGTTGGCTATGACTTTGTTGCGGAGTATCTAGCTGAAACATGCGAGAAGTACGGGGTTAGAGAAATACGCTTTGACCGATGGGGTATACCGGAGCTGAAAAGCCAGCTTGATGCCATAGGGTCTAAAGAGCTTCCGCTTGAACCTCATGGCCAGGGGTTCAAGGATATGGCACCGGCGCTGAATGCGCTTGAGGCAGAGCTATTGAACGGCAGGTTCCGGCATGGCGGGCACCCTATACTGACGTGGTGTGCATCAAATGCGGTCATTGACAGCGACCCCGCCGGCAACAGGAAGCTAAACAAGAAGCGAGCCGCCGGAAGAATTGACGGCATGGTAGCTCTTGCAATGGCAATAGGGGGCGCATCTATCGCAGAGCAGAAGCACGGCCACGCTTATGAAACCAGAGGATTCATCGCACTGTGAAACTATTTAGATGGCTGATGCCAAAGGCGCAGACGCTTCAGAACCCTGAGTTCGCGCGTCAAACCGGGCTGACGAGTCCGACGGGCACAGATATAGTTGTTGATCCAGATGCGTCAATGCGGATCAGCACAGTGTATGCCTGCGTTCGCATCATTGGCGAGACGATTGCGAGCCTTCCTCTGCATGTCTATCAGCGGCAGAACGGCGGTAGGGTGCGGGTAGACGAGCATCCGCTTGCTGATTTGCTTGGTGTATCTCCTAACGACGAACAAACGTCAATGGAGATGCGCGAATTCGTAATGACCAGCCTGGGGCTTAGGGGCAACGCATACTGTTCACTCCGTCGCGGAGGCCGTGGCGAGGTTCGGCAGATCGACAACCTGAAGCCGCAACACATGCGGGTTGAGAGGGATGCATCTCGGCGACTGACGTTCACCTACAATGAGCCAAATAACGAAGGCGTGTTTTCTGGCCGTGACATATGGCGCGTGGCTGCGCTCAGTTCTGATGGTGTCACAGGGCTTTCCCCGATAAGTCTTGCGCGTGAGACGCTTGGGCTGTCTTTGGCGCTAGATCGTAGTGCTAACAGGATGTTTTCCAACGGATCTCAAACGAGCATGACGCTGGAGTTTGACCATCAGTTAACTGATGAACAGATAGAAAACTTGCGTGAGCAGTTTGCGGATAATTACGCCGGGTGGAGGAACGCGCACAAGCCTCTGATTCTTGAATCCGGCATGAAGGCAAACGCAATCGGCATGAGCAACGCCGACGCGCAGTTTCTGGAGAACAGAAAAGCGCAGGTGGTTGAGATTGCCAAGTGGTACAGGGTGCCGCCTCACATGCTTGGCGACCTTGACCGTGCGACATTCTCAAACATCGAACACCAGTCTATAGAGTTCGTCACGCACACTATAAGACCTTGGCTGGTTCGCCTAGAGCAGAGCATGAACCGTGACCTGCTCACCGATACAGAGCGTCGTCGAGGGCTTTATTCTCAACACACAGTGGAGGGGCTGCTACGTGGAGATACCAAGTCTCGCTACGAATCCTACGCGTCGGCCATAGTTAATGGATGGATGAGCCGCAACGAAGTCAGAAACCTTGAAAACCTCAACCAGCAGGAAGGTCTTGATGAGTTTATGGTGCCACTAAACATGGCTCCGGCTGGTCAGGCTGATGAACCAGAAGACAGCCAGGCGACTTCACGTATCGCTGACGCGGAAAACGCGGCCCTAATGATTGAGGCGAAGAGCAAAACATCTGAGGAGTTCGCTGCATGGGCCGTTGATTATTACGGCAGGGCAGCATCGCGCATAGAGGCAGATCTTGGTGTTGACGCATCTGGATACATGCAGGCCAGAGTATCCCGCATGGCAGACGCAAGAACACCACTAGAGGCGGCGCACGAGGCCGCAAAGCACACACTTGAAGATATTGAGGCGCTTACATGAATGAGCTGATTATTTATGGCGACATCGGGGAGAGCATGTGGGGCGATAGCGTCACGGCCAGCTCGGTAAAAAATATGCTTGATCGCATGGACCAAGGCGACTTGACGGTACGCATAAACTCCCCAGGCGGGTCGGTATTTGATGGTTTCGCCATCTACAACATGATTCGTCAGAGAGATGGCAAGACTACTGTTTACGTTGATGGCCTAGCGGCCTCTGCGGCTTCTGTCATCGCGATGGCAGGGGATGATGTGGTTATGGGTCAGGCGTCTATGCTGATGATTCACGACCCTTACACGATGTCCGTGGGTGGATCTGAGGACATGCGTAAGACGGCAGATATGCTGGACAAGATAAAGGAATCCATTGTTGCGGCCTATGAGTCACGGAGCGAGCAAGGCGCTGAAATCATATCTCAGATGATGACTGATGAAACATGGTTTACCGCAGATGAGTCGGTAAGTATGGGCTTCGCTAATCGCGTTGAGGCAGGAAAGGCAACTGTTAGCAATCTTTCACGGCCCTGGATAAACAAGATGCCCGAAACGGTATCAGGGGATCCGGCAGAGCAGAATGCGTGGCGCGTTTCCCTGCGTTCGCGTCAACTTGAATTAAAAGCGAAATAAACGGGGCAGCCGCCCCAACCCTTTAACTCACTCAATTATTTATTTTTATGCCCTTTACTGGGTAGGAGATTTTTATGAAATTTAAAAGTGTAAATGACGTGCTTCAGAAGCGCGGCGAAGTAATCCACGAAATGAAGGCCATGCTTGATACGGCCTCCGGTGAAGGCCGAGACCTCAACTCAGATGAGTCGCAGAAATATGACGCGATGAACTCTGAGATTGACTCGCTGAAGTCTCTTGCAGACCGCATGGAGCGCACGGATAACGCTGTAGCTGATCTTGACCGGGTGCGCGGGTCTTCCCATCGTCCGAACGTAAACACTGGCGAAGAAGAGAACGTTAGACCGTTTGCTGCTAAAGCTTATCGTTCTGCGTTCGACCAGTATGCGCGGCGTGGTCGCAACGGCGTTAGCTTTGACGTACTGAACGCGCTACAGATTGGCACAGACTCGGAGGGCGGCTTTATCACGCCTGAGGAATTCGAAACCACGCTTGTCGAGTACATTCAGGACATCAATCCGATGCGCCAGTATGTGACTGTGGTTAGCACGGCTTCAGATCGAAACATTCCGGTAGAGACATCGCTTGGTACTGCTACGTGGACGGCTGAAGAGGCAGCTTATACGCCGTCTGACGCTGCTTTCGGTCCGGTGGTTCTGGGCGCTCACAAGCTGACAACCATCACGCTGGTCTCTGAGGAATTGCTTCAGGATGCATTCTTCGGCGTCGAGCCGTATCTGGCTCGCAACTTCGGCAAGCGATTTGGTATCGCAGAAGAAGCAGCGTTCGTTGATGGCGATGGTTCTGGCAAGCCTACAGGTATTGTCGGGTCTTCTGGCCTTGGCGTGACGGCTGTTGGAGAGGCAGCAATCACTTCTGACGAGTTGATTGACCTTTATCACTCCGTGCCCCGCCAGTATCGCAACGTGCCGAGTTCTGTATGGCTGATGAATGACGCAACGGCGAAAATCATCCGAAAGCTGAAGGACGGCGACAGCCAATATATTTGGCAACCAGGCCTGCAAGCGGGTCAGCCTGATGCAATTCTTGGCAGAACTGTTGTGGTTTCATCGGCTATGCCCGCTCCTACCACTGGCAACAAGTCTATCGTTTTCGGCGATATGTCTGGTTACTACGTGGCCGACCGTTCGGGCATGTCCATGCAGCGTCTGAATGAGCTGTATGCGGCAAACGGGCAGGTTGGCTTCCGGGCTTACAGACGGATGGATGGCAAGGTTGTTGACGCAACTGGCATGAAGCACCTCATTCAAGCATAAACGTGAGCAGGGGCGGGAAACCGCCCCTTTATTCCTATGATTAAATTACTTGTATCTATTGCTGGGGCTGACTTCAGTTATGCGCCCGGCGAAACCGTTTCTTTAGATGCGGAACTTGAAAGACGTTTAATTGACAGCGGGCAGGCCGAAGAGGTGAATGAACGTGTTAAGCCAAATCACAGAACCAAGCGAACTGCCAGTTAACATCCTGGATGCCAGGCGGCATTGTGCGATAACAGACGACACGCACGACGTTTTACTAAATGGTCTTTTGTCTTCTGCGACCGAATGGGTAGAGCGTCACTTGAACGCGCGGATTATGTTGCAGACAGTAAGACTTAGCTTGCCTGAATTTCCCGCATATCTGCCAATTTACCCTGTGCAATCGGTGGATTCTGTGAAGTATGACGACGTGGATGGGGCGGAGCAGACGGTCGACCCTTCTGGTTATTCGGTTTCCCTTTCTGGTATACGGCCTGTAATTTCACCGACCGACGAATGGCCAGCGTTAAGCGGCAAAAAGCCAAATCCGGTGCGAATGGAACTAACTGTTGGGTTTGAGAAAGCGCCAGAGCCAGTAAAAACAGCCATCCTTGTAATGGTGCAGGAGATGTTCGCGAATAGAGGCGAATCTATTACCGGAACTATGGTTACGCCCTCTAGATTTACTGTGGCGCGTCTTCTCTCGGGCTATAGGCGTCAGGTCTTATGACGCTTGACCAGCCTATAGAAATCAAGCGCAAGTCTCAGGAGCAGCGGGCTGATGGATCGCTTGAAACGACTCTGACAACCGTAATGCAGGGCTTTGCGAGAGTGAGGCCAATGCGCGGCGGTGAGTCAGACCAGGGCAACCAAGTCGAGGCCAGAGCGGGTTACAAGTTCACCATTCACACGCGATCAGACCTGCTGGATGACGATGTAATCGTGTGGCGAGGCCGAAAATATAACATCCGATTTATATACGAAGAGGGCTTCGGTTCGATTTACATGGAGATTGAAGCAGAGAGAGGCGTTGCGATATGAGCAGCTTTCAGGGCATCGGAAAGTTACGCAAGACGCTGCGCAGGATTGAGCCAGAAGCTGTTGAAGGAATCATAAAAACAATTGCCTCTGGTGCCAAGGACATAGAGCGAGACATGATTGGCGGCGTACCGGTAGATGAGGGCGATCTTGCGCGGTCTCTGACTAGCGTTTTGTCAAGAGACGGGCTTTCTGCCGCTGTCGGACCTGGTGTGAACAGGAGCCACGTCCTGCGCAGGGGGTTTGGCGATGTCGCCAGCAAGTTCACAAAAACTGGAAAGTTGACCGCAGGAACCATACGCGACAGGGACGCCCAAAGGCAGTTGTTTAAGGCCCTGTGGATTGAATACGGCACAAAGTCTGGTAAGCCTGGATCAAGCGCGCAACCAGCCAGACCTTTCATGGCGCCAGCATTTGACGCCAACAAAGACGGCATCACTCGGGCGCTGCGCAAGGATATAAAGCTTGCACTAAAAAGGGCCTCATCGGGTGAGTGATCCACTGCATGTCGCACTAATCGCCAAGCTAAAGACATTGGTTGAAGTGCCTGTTTGGGACGCCGTTCCCCAGGGTTCTGATTATCCCTATGTAACCCTTGATTACACGCAAGAGAGTAACGAGCCATATCTTACTCTCAGGGTAAAAACGCGATTTGTTTACCTTGCCATCTGGTCCAGGGCATACGGTCAGGCCGAAATACTGGAAATAATCAACCAGATTGACGGCATTCACGAGCAACCATTAACCATGTCCTCCGGGCAGGTTGTATCAGTGCGCATTGAGCGCACACGTACTGTCCGG